CCCCTCCGGAGGGGCTGTTTATATTGATTTTGTCAGATGTGAGTAAACTCCTTATGGACTTTGTTGTTTTAGTCCATAAGGACATATTTGCAGAGTGCAACGGTTATTAAAGCATTCATTCAATACGTTATCTGTATTTGTAGGGCATTCCTGGCTATTTTTGATTGAATTCCAGAATGTTTTATTGAATGGTACTACGTTGTAAATGGTTACAGGTAGCACTTTGTTATTGAGCATGATGCCTGTGTGAGTCAGTGTAAATATACTTTCAGGAGGTAAGAAAGCATCCGATTGATACCAGATTATTAATTTTATTTTACTCCATATGACTGAAAAAGATATTCCGCATGATGGCTGGATAACTGTATCAATCACAATCCACTTCATTTAGTTTCCTTGTTTATGCCTTGCTGGTGATGTTCTGAAAAGTATAAATGATATTTTTGAATGTAAACCATAGAGCAGAATTATTTTTCTGATGTTGTTTATTGTTTATTTAAATGCAGGGTGGTTTATATCTCGTCTTGTAGTTTATCCATGCATATCTGCTTGATAATCAGGTTTTTATTTAAGGTATGGTTTTGTGTTTTTTCTGTATTACATGTCAGGTATTTTAAAGAATTATTTTTCAGATGGTGGAAAGAACCATGGCATTTAAACACTATGATGTTGTCAGGGCGGCGCCGCCGTCAGATCTTGCGGAAAAGCTGACACATAAACTGAAAGAGGGCTGGCAGCCGTTTGGTAGTCCGGTGGCCATAACCCCTTATACCCTGAGGTGTACTGGCAATAGCGGACACTACCATTTGTTCTTTTTTT